GATAAGAAGGTCTTTGACCGATCCTTCGGTTATATATTCTGAAAATGAAATCATATTAAATCCTTTTGATGATGCGGCGACCAGTAGCAGTCTTACCAAGTTTGGCTTTACGCTTCGAAATCTTCTTCATTCGCTTGGCGTGGGCCGTCTTACGATAACGCTTTGCTTTAATCTTGATCTTGGAACGATTCTTTCGATAATTTTGTTTGTGTGCTAATTTATCAGCCGCCGAAGTATGAACACGTTTTGGTGCGGCCGCCTCGTCAATGTCATCTTCTTCGTCTTCAATATCGTAATCAATATCAGCATCATCTAATGCTGATAGAAATTCGTCAATTTTGTCTTCATCTTCTTCATCTTCATCAGTGATTTCAATTTCATCGTTGTCGTCAATATCATATTCTATCTTCGGGGTCGAATTCGATTTCTGATTCTTCGATCTCTTGTCCCATCATATCTTGTTTCAAATCGTCAATAGCTGCCACTGCTTTGTCGTGTAAAATTGTAGCAACCTGATCTGTAAAGTTACTGGCAGAATCAAAATTTAGTTCTTCCATTTATTGCTCCTCTGGGTATAGTCCGGCTTTCTTTTCTTCTGCCATCTTCTTATCTTCTTTTTCTATATCTTCATCAGTTTGCTGTAAAATTTCTCTACGAACAAAATCAATGGACATATATTTTCCTACATAATCCACTACGTTTGATAGTAATTCAACTCGTGCTGTTAGAATTTCCGCTTTCTTGTTCTCAGCAAAATCAGAATTAGAATTGAAATCAAATCGAATGTCTTGCTTAATATCTTCCCATTCGGCCTCTGTCATAACTTTCTTAATAATGACCTGAGTTTTGACAACATCTAAGAACAATTTAGAAAAACGTGTTCGTAACTTATTTATGAAAGAGTTGAATTTGATCTCGTCTCTTGATATTTCTGTTGCTCTACCAACAGCCATGATAGAATTATCAGTATCTAATCTTGAAGTTGGAATATGTAACGCTTTGTATAGCTTCTTTTGAAAGTATAAAATATCGGACAACTCACCTAAATCTTGTCCGCCTGGGAGCGTATCTATTTGTGTTCCACGACTGCCATCGACCCTTGGAAGATAAATATTTTCCAACATCGAAACTAGATGTTTACTGTCTTTCACTGAACCTGTGCGAGCATCATAAACCGTTTTATTTTTATGGGCATTGATAATCTTCCGCATATACTGATCGGCCCGGGCAGGGGGCAAATTGCCAACATCCACATAAAATACTCTGCGTTCTGGAGCACGCGCGATACGATACACCACAATCGAATCTTCTAATGATGTGAGCATATTATAAGGCTTGATTGCCTGATGAAGATATGATACAATATGTTTTCTATCGCTTGATCTCATTCCAGATGTTGAAACTAGAATTGATTCTGGATCAATTTTGACTGCTTTGTTTGTGCGAACTAGATCAGAAGGTTCCCAGAGATAATATTCTTCGACACCAGAAATAACATCGATGCCATTCTGATTGCGTTTCTTCTGAACTTCTTGAACTTTTTTGATTTCTGTTGGATTAATTGGACGTAGTTCTAAAATTCCAGATTTATTCTTGTCTGTAACTTTATGGAACAGGATTCTTCCGTCTATATACCATTGACGAAACAAATCATCTGCGCTTGAATTGAAATTTAATAATTTTAGAGCTTCTTCGAATTCTTCTGATATTTTCTTTTTGATATTTTCTGACAAGTCATCCACATCATCAAGATTGATAGAGACAGTCTTATCTCGTGTGTTTGAAACAATAGCCGCATCTACAATTTCTTCGATAGCAGAACCAACGTCAGAATTGTCGGACATAGTTCTATATGTTTTGATGGACGATTTTGTGAAAGTTTCTTTGTCGTCTTGCGAGAAACCAAAATTGACACCTGTTCTATTTGTTTCTGTTACGATATCTATTGTGGCATCATGATCAGTAGGCCCAACAAAAGACGGTGCTAACTTCTTTTCTTTCTTAGATGAGTTAAATCCAAATAATTCCATGTTTGTATTTAGCGTAATTCAAAATTCTATAATAGCCATTACTTAACAAATTTTCTTCCTCTGTTTCACTTTCATTAAAATTCTCACATAATTTTGGTATTCCACGAATTAACATATCATCAAACGTAGATAATTTATAACCGCTTTTCGTGAATAATTCCTGCGGTTGAGTATTTCCTATTTTTGAAAACCCAAGACGAAGAAATTTATCATCATCGGCCCATCTTAAATTTTCATACACTACTATCGAACCCGGATAGTCTTTTCTAAAGCGATCAATCAACATTCTATTTCCATCAACAACGATTGAACCTATTTTGTTTGACAGTCTCAGCAATTCCCACTTGTAATTTTTGTTCTTAGCAGACAAGCAAAAGGAAACAACCGCTAATATTTCTTCATTTGCTTCCAGTGCGTAATTTATACTACTCTGTGCTTTCCCTGCTATGTCATTTTTTGTCAAAAACTTATTTGCTTTACTTTGTGATATGGGTTTCACTATCGTTGTCGACGCAGGAATCTTTGTTATTTCGTAGTCGAACGCTTTATTTATAACATCTTTCCATATATTTTTATGTCTTTTCAGTTCACAATCAAAAATATGAAATAGTCGGATTCCTAATTTTTCACACATATTCGTTTTTTCTACATGAGAATATCTGTTATTGTTTCTAAGTTCGCCGTGCCAGTATACCCCGTCAACTTCTATTGCTATCTCGTGTTTCTTGGAATAAATGTCCAATTCCTTTTTGCCAATTGTTCCTCTGTTTGATTGTTCTGTGTCAGGATCAATAGTCTTGACGTAGGCAAACATACAATCTTCTACTGCTGATGTTTGATGATTCTTGTTATAATATATTTTATGTATATCATATTTCTTGGCGTATGCTGACAACGATTCCCGTGTCATTCCCATAATAGCAGCGACCGTCTGCGGATTTTTATATTGTTCAAACAGTTCAATTAACGAATTTTTATTTTCAAGAATTATTGTATTTGCTGCGCCAAAACTTTTCACTCGAAGATTGTGAAAATATTCTATACTTTTCTTTCTTTGTTCTTCGGTCCTCCTTCTCTCTGTGTCTAATCTTTGTTCTATGTTTTCCGGTCTATCTCTCTTACTTTCTACTCCATATTTTTCTAAATTAGACTTTTTAAGATGTTCTGTATTGTATAATTTTATACATGCTGGCAACCCGCAATGAGGCAGAATGAAATTTTTTAATGTCCCTTTTTCTTTTGTTGCTCTTTCTCGATCACAATACTTACATTTTGGAATTTGTGATAGACCCAACTTGTATAGATGCAAATAAATTCTATTTGTTGCGTCTATATTGAAATTAGATTTCCAGTTATTGAATTCGTCAAATACACCATACTTTTTCATGGTTAAATCTACCGAAAAATTAGAAGACAATTTACCGTTGCTGTATGCCATTTCGACATATCTTTCAAGTGAAACTTTTCTTGCTTCTGATTCATCCTTCAGTCGTTCCATCTTTCTCTTGTGTGACAAAGCGTTTGAACATTTTTGAGAACATGACGGTTTAAATTTGGTGTGTTCTGGATTCAGCATTACGACATAATTGTCGCAAGATGAACACACTGGCTGTTTTATTTTGTTTACATAAACCCAATAACGATCAGAAAGCGTCAACTTGCCAACTAATTGAGAGGTTTTTTCTATGAGTATATTAGCATTGGCTTCATTTTTCTTGCTGTACAATCTTAATGTTGCTAGTTTTCCGTTAGGTAAAGGTACGTAGTCTATCCATTCTTTAAAGTTCATGCATCTATTTAGCAAAAACTAATTTTTGAATGAATAGACTACGTTACCGAAATTTATTACACTGTTCGCCTGTGAAGTTGGTAAGCTAAGGTTACGGAAAACTCACTGATTGTGTCATTTGACTCAAATGACAATTCTGTTTCCCCAATTTCCATCGGCCAGCAGCCTTCCAGAATATATTCGGCCAATACAGAGCTATCTGTTCCTAGTTGCTGAACTTTAGCATCGTGCATTGAACTAAACACCTGATTTGGGCCAACATTAAGCCCATTCAGAATACGTTCGATCTCCTGGGATTTTCAGTTTGCGCCCCATATACGGAACTTCGATTACACCCATAGTGGATGCCGGCAAATTTGCTGCCTTACAAACAAACTCTAGACTTTCGTCTAAAATGCCAGCCACCTCAACCCTGAACAGGGTCGGACGAGCAAAGTTTGCGATGTGACTTCGAAATGAATCTATACTTTGTGCCATTAGTTATATTCTCCTTAACCAATTACTTCTTTGAAACTTACGCCAGTGCGAACAGCAACAAAAGATAGTGAAATATTACGGATAGAACGTGAAGGCTTGATATAAATATCCGCTCTAAATTCTCCGCTGTCGATGACCTGAGGTGTGTTGTTTCGTTCATCAGCAACAACAGCAAAGTCATAAACACCTTGACGTCCTTTTACGTCGCGCAGGAAGGGAGAAACGCCGTTTACAAACC